TGTAAATATCTATAGGATAAATACGCAGGCCTCTTTAAAAGGTAGGTAAAGATGGATCCAGTCACTATATCTCTTGCTATGGGTGTGGCTTCCAAAGCATTTGATGCAATCAAGAAGGGATTTGCAGTCGGTAGAGATATAGAACAAATGTCTGGAGACATCGGTAGATGGATGGAAGCTGTATCTGATGTTGATAACGCTGAAAAACAAGCAAAAAATCCTCCGTTGTTTGGCAAACTTTTCAAAGCGGGGTCTATTGAGGAGGCAGCTTTATCTGCGTATGCAGCCAAGAAGAAACTTGAGGAACAAAGGTATGAACTCAAGATGTTTTTAAACTTCACTTATGGCCCACAAGCGTATGATGACTTGCTTAAGATGGAAGGACAGATACGAAAAGAACGTCAACAGACAATTTACAAACAACAACAGCTCCGAAGACAGATAGGCGAAGCCATAACTTGGTTTATCGTGGTAGCTATAGTTGGTGGTTTTGCAGCATTAGTTGCAGGCATTTGGATGAAACAAGCAAAAGCAGAGAACTACATACAGATGACAGAGGGTTATAAATTCAAACCTAGAGACTACACAAATCAACAAAAGATATGGCAAGGTAAAAAAAAACGGTTAAGTATACAACTTGTAGGCTTAAAAAGAGGATTACGTCAAAATACACAGATAAAAGAGCGTGTATCTATCAAGGGGGTAATAAAACTTTTACCATGTTAATTGAAAGTTGGTGTCCAAAAAAGTATAAATGTGTGTATGATCCTAACGGTACAGAGCCAGATATCGATAAAGTCATGGAAAGTTTACGAAGTATAGGTAGAAAATGACACAGAAAAAACTACAAAAAGATTCTATTTTAAATCAGTATGACCTCGATGGTGACAACACAATCACAGACGAGGAACTCCAAAGAGCAAAAGAGATCAAGGAGACAGAGACAAAATTACGCAAAAATCTTGCACAATTACGCATGGCTAGATACACTCTTATAGGTATGGGAGTTTTTACAGTTGCAATGTTCATAGTTCCTATAGAGCGTGTGCAGGCGTTGGCAGATATAAGCAACCTATTTTATATATCAGGCGCTGGTATAGTGGGAACTTATATGGGAACAAGTGCATACATGGCAAAGAACGGAGTTAAATAATGTTACAAGCGTTGATAGGTCCAGTCACTGGACTACTAGATAAGTTTATACCAGATGCAGATCAGAAGGCGAAGTTGGCTCACGAAATAGCTACCATGTCTGAAAAACATGCTCAGGAAGCGTTACTCGCTCAGTTAGAAATCAACAAAGCTGAAGCCGCTAGTGGTTCTATATTCAAGGGTGGATGGCGACCAGCAGTTGGTTGGGTCTGTGCGATTGCTTTTGCCTATCATTTTATTGTAAAAGATCTAATTATATTTGGTGCAAGTTTCGCTGGTGTAGAATTACCAGATTTGCCTGATTTCGATATGGGTACACTTTTAACTGTTCTCGGTGGCATGTTAGGAATCGGAACGCTCAGAACCTATGAGAAGCAAAAGGGACTTACCAAATAACACAAGACTTATTTAGACATTTAAGGATACATACGATGACTAAGAAAAATAAAGTTAAAAAAGTTATGAAAGGCTTACAAAAAGCTAGTAAGACACACGCACAACAAGCTAAAATTTTAAAGAGTGTTTTGAAAAATGGCAAAAAGAAAAGATCCTAAAGTTGGAACTGGTAAAAAACCAAAAGGTTCGGGCAGAAGATTATACACGGATGAGAATCCAAAAGACACAGTTAGAATCAAGTTTGCCACGGAAGCAGACGCAAGAGCAACAGTTGCAAAAGTTAAGAGAATCAATAAACCTTATGCGAGAAAGATACAGATACTTACAGTCGGTGAGCAGAGAGCAAAGGTCATGAAGAAGAATAAAGTGGCTAGTATTTTTAAAAAAGGTAAAGAATCTATAAGGAGAGCACATGGCAAGGGTTAGACAATTTGCAAAAGACATGGGTATGTCATATAATCAAGCTAACAATTTAGTTAAAAAGGGAAGAGCACTCAAAGATGGTGGGTCTTCTATACTGGAGGGAACAATGAATCAAGCAAAAATGGTAAAAGCAAAAAATGGTAAAATGAATAGCTTAAAACCAATACCCGCAGATGCAAAAGGATTACAAGCTTTGAAAAGAGAAAGACCAGATGTTGTTGCCGAGATGGGTTTTAAGAAAAAGGGTGGCACATTAAAAATGAAATCTGGTGGTCAGTTCAGAGGTTGTGGTGCTCAAGTAAAAGGTAAGAAGTTTAAAGGAATATTCTAGTGGCTAATGGTTTCGATACCTCAGGTGAGAGCTATGTTGATGATGATCCCGTAGCTGGTTTTGATTTTGATGAAGGTACACAATCATTTGATGTTGCTGGTGGTGTCGATTACGGAAGTCCAAATATAGACACTGGTGGTAACGAAACAACTGGTGAGGTGTTGAGTCAAGCTGGTTTTAACCAAGCCATGAATATATCTACTAAGAACCCTTACGGAGATCAAGGGTTTTTCACAAGAGTCTTTGGTATACCAGCACAATATTTAGATTATAGACCATTAGGAATAGATACTGGTGGAATAGCTAACTTAGCTTACGACAGATATAGAAATCCTTTTGCTGGAGTTAAAGACAACAAAGTAGTTCCAGGATCGGGCATCGAAGGGGTCGGTGATCTGAAACTAAGAGAAGGACTATCAGAAGGAGAAAAAACAAGATTTGGAGAAGTTGTTTCTATAGATAGACCTCAAGGTATTGGAGAAACAATAGCTAGAACTGCTTTTGGACTAGGAACTCCTTTAGGTCCACTCACAAGTTTTATAGGCACAGATCAATTAGCACTAGCACCAGATGATAAAATAGGGTTTAGTGGTTCTCCAAATTACGATCCAAAATTAGACCCAAATAATCCAGAATATCAAGGCCCACAAAGTTTTTTAGGACAATTAGGTAGTGGATTAGAACGAGTAACATTTGGTGGTGCAAGACCAGTAACTAAAGGAACAAAAGGTATTTTAGATTTAATTGAAGGTCAAGACGCAGAAAGAGCCATGGGTGGGTATGAGACCTTTGATGGTCAAAAGATGTAATGCAAGTAACAGATTTTTTACATAAATATAAAAAAGTCTTGAATACTCGAATAGAAGATATTAGTATCTCCTTGACGAGTGGAAATGCTTCTGATATGGAGGCATATAAAGCAATGGTAGGTGAAATACAGGGTCTAACCTACGCACTAGAACAATTAAGAACCCTGCTGGAAAAGGTAGACAATGACATTGATAGTGCCTGAATACGTTTTAAAACAAAGACAAGCCAAAGAAAAAGCTGAAAAAGAAGCAGAAAATAAATCCCTAACAGAAAGAGTTCCTCAACCCACTGGATGGCGTATATTAGTTATGCCGTATATGGGTAAAGAAACAACTGAAGGTGGTATACATGTACCAGATTCTGTTAGAGAAAAAGAAGCAAGAGCAACAGTTGTTGCTTATGTGGTTAAATTAGGACCACTTGCGTACAAAGATTTTGATAAGTTTGGAGAGGCGGGACCTTGGTGTAAAGAGGGCGACTGGGTTTGTATTGGTCGTTATACTGGGTCACGGTTCAACATAGAAGGAGGAGAAGTTAGGATAATCAATGATGATGAAGTCATTGCAACTATTGTTAATCCCGATGACATAAAAACATACGGAGTATAAGTATGCAAGAAAACATCGAGAAGACCAAACCTCAAGAAGAGGAAGGTCAACTAATTGAAATAGACGATGCAGAAGAAAAAACAGAAACAGAAACAGAAGAGGATGACGTTCAGCCAGAGTCTAATGAGAATAGACCTGCTGTCGAAGTTAAAAAACAAACAGACGATGAAGACGATCTTTCTCAATATTCAGCTTCAGTAAGAAAACGTATCTCGAAGATTACTAAAAAATTTAGAGACGAAGAAGAACAAAGACTAGCTGCGGTAGAGTTTGCAGAATCTGTTAAGAAACAGAACGATGAACTCAAAGCAAAATTAGATAAATTAGACACAACTTATGTTGGTGAGTTTGATACGAGAGTACAATCTCAAGCGGCAGCAGCCAAAGAAGCTTACAGAAAAGCTTATGAAGCTGGTGATGCTGATGCCTTGTATGAAGCTCAACAAACTATTTCTAGAATTGCTATGGAAGAAGCAAGACTAAACCAACTCAAAGAACAAAGAGAACAAGAGACAAAAAAAGCAGAAACAAATGATGCTGCGCCTGCCGCAACTCAGCCTGCTCCAACGCCTCCACCTCCTAAACCAGATCCTAGAGCAGAAGAGTGGGCGACACAAAATGAATGGTTTGGACAAGATCAGACAATGACATATGCTGCTTTTGGCATACATAAAACATTAATTGAAGAAGAAGGTCTTGATCCAAATACAGAAGAGTACTATACTGAATTAGATAATAGGATTAGAAGTAACTTTCCTCACAAATTTGGAGAGCAAAAAAAATCCTCTGGCCCCAGAGTCGCCTCTGCTGGAGCCACCGCCTCAAAGACGGGATCGACAAAGGGACGCAGAACAGTCAAATTGACTCCTTCGCAGATAGCAATTGCGAAACGATTGAATGTTCCGCTTGAAGAATACGCTAAGTATGTTAAGGAGTAGAATATGGCTATAGATAGAACAACACGAGAAACTAAGACTCGTGCAAATACAACAAGGAGAAAACCTTGGCAACCTCCAGCTAAGTTGGATGCACCTCCAGCTCCAGATGGATTTGAACATCGTTGGATCAGAACGCAATTAAGAGGCGAAGATGATAAAGCGAATGTTTTTTCCAGAATGAGAGAGGGATGGGAACCAGTTAGGGCAGACGAATACGGCCCAGAAGCTGCAAAATATCCAGTTATAGAAGAAGGTAAAAACAAAGGAATTATTGGTGTTGGTGGTTTAATGCTGGCACGAATACCCGCAGAAACGGTGCAAGAGAGAACTGAATACTTTCGGGAGCAGACCCGTAATCAAATGACAGCCGTGGATGAAAACTTGATGAGGGAACAACATCCCTCAATGCCTATCCATAAACCCGATAGGCAAAGTCGTGTAACTTTCGGAGGTAAAGAAAAACTTTCCGAATAACTTTAGAAGGAGCAATAAATGGCTAATGCAAATGTAGCTTTTGGATTTAAGCCTGTAGGAATGCATGGTTCAAGTCCAGCGACTCAAGGTACGAGTCAATACTTTATTGCTAGTAATGCTTCTGCGATCTTTCAAGGTTCACCAGTCAAAGCCGAATTAACTGGCGGAACTATTCAGATCGCCTCTGCTTCTGGTAACGGAGACCAATTAGTTGGTGTCTTTGCTGGGTGTGAGTTCGTGGATGCAACTACTGGCAAGTTGAGGTTTAGTAATACATGGCCTGGAAGTGGGTCAGCTAATACTAACTTTGACATCAAAGGGTTTGTGTATGATAATCCAGCACAGAGATTTATTATTGCAAGTGATGGAACAAACACTGACAGAGCAACTGCTAAAGCAGACATCTTCAAGACTGCTGATTTAGCTGATGGAGCAAGTGGTAATACTACAACTGGTATTTCTACTGCTAAATTAGATATATCAACAGCAGAGGATACAGATACATCAAATGTGGTTATGATTTTAGGTATCCACGAAGATGTAACTAATGCTGACCACAGTGCTGCTGGTGTTTCATACATAGTGAAAATCAACAACCATGCGTTAAACTCTTCGGATGTTGACGCTACTGCATCTTAAGGAGGGTCTAATATGGCTATTTCAAGAGCACAACTCGCCAAAGAGTTAGAGCCTGGCTTGAACGCTCTCTTTGGTATGGAGTATAATAGGTATGAAGGTCAACATGCAGAGATCTATGATACAGAGGCTTCAGACAGAGCCTTTGAAGAAGAGGTCATGTTGAGTGGTTTCGGAGCAGCGCCTACTAAGCAAGAAGGTTCTGGTGTCACATTTGATGATGCAAACGAAGCTTACACTTCAAGGTATAACCATGAAACTGTCGCAATGGCGTTCTCAATAACAGAAGAAGCTGTAGAAGATAATCTCTACGATAAGCTATCTGCTCGTTATACGAGAGCACTTGCAAGATCCATGGCTCATACCAAGCAAGTGAAAGCAGCGAATGTATTAAATAATGCGTTTACCGCTGGAGCAAATGCTGGTGGTGATGGTAAAGCTTTATTAGCAACAGATCATCCATTAACAAATGGTGGAACTTTTGCTAACGAGCCAACTGTCGCAGCTGATCTTAACGAGACATCTTTAGAAGATGCTTTAATTAAGATTGCAGGTTTTGTAGATGAAAGAGGATTAATTATCGCTCTAAGAGGTATGAAATTAATCATTCCTAGACAATTACAGTTTGTCGCAGAGAGAATATTAAACTCTAATCTAAGACCTGGAACAGCAGATAACGATGCCAATGCCATAAGGAACATGGGAATGTTACCTCAAGGCTATGTCATTAATGATTATCTAACTGATACAGATGCGTTTTTTATTAAAACTGACGCACCAAATGGTCTAAAGCACTTTGAAAGAATGGCTATGGCTACTGCCATGGACCCAGATTTCGACACTGGAAACATGAGATATAAAGCAAGAGAGAGATATTCTTTCGGCTTTTCTGATCCTCGTGCATTATTTGGATCACCTGGAGCGTAATAAAAAATTACGTTTTATAAGGGCGACTATTTGCAGTCGCCCTTTTTTTATGTATAATGAAGATAACCTTGACGAAGAATTAACTTCGACAACAGCCAAGACAAGGAGACATACATGGCTAATACAACATTCTCAGGTCCTATACGATCTGAAAGCACTATTAAAACAATCAGTAAAGATGCAACTAGTGGAACCATTACAGAGGTAACAACTCTTGGTGGAGCACCAGTTAGCTTATCTGATGGTAACGTAACTCTTACAAATGCTACTCACAGTGGTAGAGTTTTACTTGTACCAGATGGTGGTCAAGATAATACCTACACACTTCCAGCACCTATAGCTGGGTCAATGTTTAGATTTGTTTATGCTGGAGGAGCTGCTGATGCAACAGACGCTATAATAATTACTCCAGGAAATACTAATTTTTATATTGGTGGTATCACATTCTTAGATACTGATGGTAATGCAATTAGTTCTGTATTTTCAAATGGTAGTTCAAACAGTAGTATTCAATTTAATGTTCCTGCTGGATTTGATGTTACTATTATGGGTTTAAACACAACTAATTATCAGATTTTTGGTAATGCCACATCAACGACTGCTCCAGCTTTTGCTGACCAATAATAGGAGATATAAATGGCTGGAACAAGATCTGACGTAAAAGCCTTTAATGTAAACCAAGGAGATGCTGCTGCTTTGATAGGACCTGCAAGGTCAAGAATAAGACAGATAGTTATCTTTGCAGATGCAGCGGGTGCTTTGACCATAACAGATGGTAATGGTGGAGCTACATTGATAGCACAAAGTTATCCAACTGGATTACATACTCTCAATATTCCAGACAATGGCATATTAGCAGAGAGTGGTGCATATCTGTCTGCATTTACTGGTAGTAGCAATAAGTTAACTATATTCTTATCGTAATGGCTAGAAAAGCAGACAAGCAACCGCCTAAAACTAAAAAATATTTCCGCTCCACTAAGTCTGGAGCGGGAATGACAAAGGCAGGTGTTGCTCGTTATAGAAGAGAAAATCCAGGCAGTAAGTTAAAAACTGCTGTTACTGGTAAAGTTAAACCTGGGAGTAAGGCAGCTAAGAGACGTAAATCATTTTGTGCTAGAAGTGCAGGCCAGATGAAGAAGTTTCCGAAAGCAGCTAAAAATCCTAATAGTCGTTTAAGACAAGCTAGAAGAAGGTGGAAGTGCTAATGCCAAGAGGTAGACCAAAAAAATTAACTGCTGAACAAGTCATGGCTGAATTAGCAAGACATGAAAAGGAATGTGGTTTTAGGTACACAAGATTAGAAGAGAAACTAGAAGACAATAAAGTTAGTCTTAAGAGTCTTGATGTAAGACTTTGGGGACTAGGTGTGTTGATAATAGGTGCAGCAGTAGCAGAAAACTTTTTACCATGACAATATCTCGTGGTAGCATAAGTAAACAAATTACTAAAGCACCAGGAAAAAGGAAGTGGAGTAATGCTAGGAAGAGGAAAATCAATTGCAGAAGACCTAAAGGATTTTCTGAAAAAGCACATTGTGCCTCTAAAAAAAGGAGAGGTAATAAGAGGTGAACCAATAAAAGACTGTCCAAAATGTATGAAGAGAGTTTATTGGTGTACATGTTGGAAAGTATTGAAAGGAAAATATTATGCCTAAAGACGCTTGTTATCATAAAGTAAAAGCTAAATTTAAAGTTTTTCCATCCGCGTATGCCTCAGGGCATATAGCAAAATGCCGTAAGGTTGGCGCTGCTAACTATGGAAAAAGCAAAAAGAAAGCCATGGGTGGTGGACTAAATGCAGCTATAGAAAGAGTCAAAAATCAAACAATGACTGCCAAAGAAGGTAAAGTTGTTAAAATGACAAAAAGAAAGTCAAAAAATAAAAATATAGCTAGAGGTTGTGGTGCTATAATGGCAGGCAGAAGAAAAAAGACAAAGTACGCATAATGGCAGTTAGAAAGACAAAAGCTGGTTTAGCACTTAAGAGATGGTTCAAAGAAGATTGGAAAGATCAGAGAACTGGTAAAAAGTGTGGAAGACAAAAAGGAGAGAAAAGAGGCACACCTTATTGTAGACCAACAAAACGTATTTCTAGTAAAACACCAAAGACAGCATCAGAGATGACAGCGACTGAAAAACGTAGTAGGATAGCACAGAAGAAAAGATTAGGTCAACCAGCAGGCGCACCTAGAAGAGTTAAAGCAGTAAGAAGGAAGAAGAAATAAATGGCAACATCAAGCTCAAGAGACTTTGATTTAGATGTAGGAGAACTTATCGAAGAATCATATGAGAGATGTGGTTTAGAGATGAGAACTGGTTACGATGCTAAAACTGCCAGACGTTCTTTAAATCTTATGTTTGCTGATTGGGCAAACCGTGGTTTAAATTTATGGACTGTAACTCAAGAAACAAAAGCAGTAACCTCTGGAACAGCAACTTACACATTATCTAGTGAGTTTGTTGACTTACTAGAAGTAGTATTGAGAAATAGTTCTGGAACAGATTTTACTCTCACACAAATGAGTCGTGGTGAATATTTAAGAATACCGAATAAAGGTAATACTGGACAACCAAGTCAATATTTTTTTGATAGACAAACAACACCCACAATAACTCTTTGGTCTACACCAGATACTTCTTACACTCTTGTTTATTATTATGTGAGACGTATTCAAGATGCAGATGCATTAGTAAATACGACAGATGCACCTTTTAGGTTTTTACCATGTATGGCAGCAGGTTTAGCGTATTATTTAGCAATAAAGAAAGCACCAGATAGAATACAGATATTAAAAGCCGTGTATGAAGAAGAATTTCAAAGAGCCATGTCAGAGGATGCAAATAGCACACCATTAAAGTTGACTCCTAATATTTCTTACTTGAGGTACTAATGGCTAGGTACGCAAGTGGTAAAAGAGCATACGGATACTCAGATCGGTCTGGCTTTCGTTATCGTTTGCGAGATATGATAAAAGAATGGAATGGATTAAAAGTAGGTCCAGATGAATATGAGGCTAAACATCCACAATTAGAGCCTAACTATCCAGGCCCAGACCCTACAGCATTGTATGAGCCAAGACCAGATTCAAGAACTGAAGTTTCTGTAGAAAATTTACTTGTTTTAAATCCATTTTTGTCTACAGCAAGTAGTGCATCTATTACAGTTATAGAACCATCACATGGTAGATCAACAAGTGATACTGTTAGATTTAGAGATGCAATAGGTTTTGATGGGTTTACAGCAACTGTTTTGAATAATTCATCTGGTTATGCTATAACCAAAGTAGATGATAATACATATACATTTACAGCAAGTAGTGGCACTGCTACAACTGGAGGAATAAGAGGTGGTGGAGGATCCGTCACTGCTGGACCTGTAACATTGGGGACATAAATGAGTTTTACAAAAGCGACATTAACAACAGCAATACAAGATTATACTGATAATTCAGAATCAACTTTTGTGAGTAATATACCTAATTTTATAAAAGCTTCTGAAGAAAAAATACTAAAAAGCGTAGATCTAGATTATTTTAGGAAGAATGTAACAAGTGCTTTAACATCATCAGATGCTTTTCTTACAGTGCCTACCGATTATCTAGCATCATTTTCTTTGCAGATAACTACATCTGGATCTGAAAGTTTTTTGCTACAGAAAGACGTAAATTTTTTAAGAGAATATACACCAGCCTCAACAACAACTGGTTTACCAAAATATTATGCTAGGTTTGATGAAGATAACTTTATTCTAGCACCTACACCAAATAGTAATTATACAGTGCAATTAAATTATTTTTACAGACCAGCAAGTTTAACGGCAGGCTCTGACAGTGGTACAACATGGGTTAGCACTAACGCACCTTTTGCTTTACTTTACGGATCTCTTGTAGAGGCTTATACTTTTATGAAAGGTGAGCCAGATGTGATACAAAACTATAATGGATTGTTTGGACAATACTTAGAAAGAGTAAAAGATCTTGGAGAAGCAAGAGAAAATACAGATGGTTATAGAGTTGGTCTGCCATCGAGACCAAGAACATAGGAGTAAAAAATGGCAACAGCAAATGCAGCAACCACCTTCTTAGAAAATAGACTGTTAGGTCATATATTTAAAAACACAACATTTACAAGTCCTGGAGACAGTATTTATGTTGGATTAGCAACAGCAGTATCTAATTTTAATGATTCTACTGGTGAATCTGGAGATCCATCAATAACAGAAGCTACTTTTGGTGCTTACACAAGAAAGCAAGTAACAGCTTCTGAATGGACGCTAACAGCAGAATCAGCAGACACACAAACAATAAAAAATTCTAGTTCCATAGAATTTGCAGAAGCCACAAGTGGAAGTAATACAATAACACATGTGTTTATCGCAACTGTTGCTTCAGGAACTTCATTAGATGTTGTAGGATCTGGTGGTAATGTTCTTTTTATAGGAGCATTGGATGCTAGTAAAACAATTTCAACTGGTGACATATTTAGAATTAACGCAAACAACTTAACGATAGAATTGAAGTAATGGCTTTTGTAATAAACGACAGAGTAAAAGAAACTACAACCACAACTGGTACTGGCACATTTACACTGGCTGGTGCAGTCACTGGCTTTGAAACTTTTGGCACTGGCGTTGGTAATTCTAATACAACATATTATGCAGTGACATTACCTGGATCAACAGAATTTGAAGTTGGTTTAGGGACACTTAGTAGTGATTCCAGTACAATAGCTAGAACTACAATTATTAGTAGCTCAAACAGTGATAGTGCAGTTAACTTTAGTGCTGGAACAAAAACTATTTTTTGTACAATACCAGCATCTAAATCAGTTCTTTTAAGTGATGTTGGAGCGTCTACTTTAAATTTAAGTTCTGCCGATACTCATGCAGGTCGATATGGAAGTTCTTCTTCTCCTATAATTATAAAAGTTACTGTTGCATCTAAGTCAGCACATCCATATCAAGGTGATGGCAGTAGTAACGCTTATTACTTAAATGGTATTGAAGCACCTGCTTTAACCTTTCATGGCGTAGATAATACAACATCTGACTCTGGATATTATTATAGATTCGATCAATCAGATAGTAGTAATAGTGGACATCCATTAAGATTTTATTTAGATGCTGATAAAACTACATCATATACAACTGGTGTTACAACTAATGGAACAGCAGGAAGTAGTGGAGCATATACTCAAATAGATGTAGATGAGGACACACCTAACATACTTTATTATCAATGCTCTTCACACGCATACATGGGTAATTATGGAATTACACTAGGATCTAATAAAATAAATCATACTGAAGCTCTAATAAGTTTTCCAACTACAACTGGAACACTTGTAGGAACAGGTGACACAGGCACCGTAACTAATGATATGTTAGCAGGGAGTATTGCTTCATCTAAACTAGCGGGGAGTATTGCTGACAGTAAACTTAGCACGATATCTACTGCTGGAAAAGTTGAGTTAGGTGCATTAGAGATAGATGGTGCTAGTGATGTGGGTGAAGATTTAGTAGATGCAGATTTAATTATTGTCGATAATGGAGCTAATGGCACAGAAGTAAAATCTACTTTAACAAGAGTTAAAAAATATATTTATTCTGCTATGTCAGGTGATGCAACTGCAAGTGATAGTGGAGCACTTACTATAGCTAACACATCTGTTGAAACAGCCATGATAGCAGCAGACGCAGTTACTGGTGATAAAATAGCAGATGATGCTATTAACTCTGAACATTACACAGATGGTTCTATAGATACTGCTCACATTGCAGACGCACAAGTTACGTTAGCAAAGATAGCTGACCAAGCCGCTAATACAGTATTGGTAAGAGATGCTAATAGTGCTGGAGTTGTTTCTGCAAAAGCAGTTACAGACACACAAATATTAATAGGTGATGGAACTGGATTTACTGCCGCTGCATTATCTGGTGATGTAACTATGACAAATGCTGGAGCAGTTACGATAGCTAATGGTGCAGTAGAAAATGCAATGTTAGCAGACGATGCTGTAGGAGCAGACGAACTAGCTGCAAACGCAGTTGTAAATGCAAGTGTTGCATCTGGAGCTGCAATAGAATTTAGCAAAATGGAAAACTTGACAGCATCAAGGGCATTAGTCTCTGACACTAATGGAGATGTATCAGTAAGTGCAGTAACATCTACAGAGATTGGATATTTAGATGGAGTAACGTCTGCTGTGCAAACACAAATAGATGCAAAAGCAGGTAAAGGTTTTGCCGTGGCGATGGCTATAGCTTTATAGGAGTATAATATGGCACAAGATTTTGAAAGAGCAGTAGCAAAAGATGGTGCTACTGATATAAACATAGGAGCAAGTGCTGTAACAGTATTTACTTCAAATTCTGATGATGCAATTATTAGTATAAGACTAGCAAATATACACACTGCACAAATAACTGTTGATGTTTTTATAGAGACTGCTGCTGCTGGAGGTGCTGATCAAAATTGTTATTTAATTAAAGGAGCACCAATACCAGTGGGTAGTTCATTAGAATTAATAGACTCTGGAAGCAAAATAGTATTACAAAATGGTGATGCACTTAAAGTACAATCTAGCACAGCCGATTCTTTGAATTGTTGGGTAAGTTTTGTTGATACGATTAGTGAAGGATAAAATATGCCATATATAGGAAATCAGATAGGAAATAGATTTGTAGCTTCTCAAGCTGCAACTAGGCTTTCTGGCAATGGTTCTGCGGTTGCGTTTACGTTAGAACATGCAGTAGGATCTGATGAGGATATACTTGTATCTGTAGATGGTGTTATACAAGAACCATCTATAGCTTATGCAGTAAGTAACGGAACAACGCTTACATTTACAGCAGCACCCTCAAGTGGCACTAATAATATTTTTGTTTGTTATTTATTTAGAACAGTGGCTACAGTAGATCACCCATCTACATCATCATTACAAGCAACAGATGCAACATTTACTGGTGACTTAACAGTAGATACAAATACATTAAAAGTAGATAGCACTAATAATAGAGTTGGGATAGGAGTAACGTCTCCTGCTGAAATGCTTGAAGTGTACAATGCAACTTCTCCTGCAATACAACTTAACGATGGTGGTGACTATCAAGCAATAATGAGATTAGCAGGTAATGATTTAGAAATCAGAGGGTCTAGTGGAGCTTTAGAGCTTTACAATGGTGCTGCCGATGGTGATAGCTCGTCACTTGCATTAAATATTGATGCTTCTGGTCGTGTGACCAAACCACTCAATCCATCTTTTAGAGCTATGGGAAATAATGGTGCATATATAACTACTTCTCCAGTTCCGTTTCCATCTGTTTCAGGTACTAATCTTGGGGGTCATAACACAGGTAGTCATTATAATACTTCAAATTTTAGATTTACTGCTCCAGTTGCTGGAAGATATTTACTGCATGTTCATATGGGCATTGTTAGAATAACAGCTAACAGTGGTAATGGTTACCCTTATTTAAGAATAAATAGCACTTCGGTTGCTTATTCTTATGTTAGTGTACCAACTGGTACATCTTATCACCCAGCAAACATAACACAAGTTTTTGAATTAGCCGCTAATGACTATGTTGATGTTACTTTTGGTGGAAGTAATAGTGATTATTACGGTAATTATACAGAGCTTTCATTCTCAGGTTGTTTAATAGGATAGGATAATAAAATGGCAGAAATAAAAATTACAGTATCAGACACACAAATGAAATGTTTAGAAAATATAGCGTATTCAGTTCAAGATTGGTGTGATAATGCAATACATGAAAGAGCTAGAGTTGCTCAAGAAGCAATTATTGCAAAGTTAGTTGCACATTGTAACGAGAAGGGCATTGCAATAGCTACTGGTGTTGATGCACAAATAACACAAGCATATACTTTGAAAGTTGTTGATACTGCAAAAAATGTAACAGATAATTTTAAAACACCTGAGTAGGTAGGAGTAACGAATGGCATTAACAAAAGTAATAGGAGCAGGTGTAGGTCAATTAACCAGTTCTGATTCAGATTTTGTTATACAGGTTGTATCAAATTCATCAGATACTGTGACCAATGTTACTAATGGAGCTACAACAAATATTATAGAACAAGCCATAACTCCTAAAGCTACAAGTTCAAAAATATTAATTAGAGCAGCTTTGACTATTGGTACTGATTCAAATTCCTATGGGTATTGTAGGCTTTTAAAAGGTTCAAGTGCGATAGGGGTTAGTACACAAGCCAGTGGTAGTCAAATAAATGCCTCTTTTCAAGTTATGTCATTAAACTGGACTTATTCTACTTATAGAGCATATCCTCATATTTTTGAGTTTTTAGATTCTCCTAGCACTACATCAGCTACTACATATGTTATAAGTATGAGTTGTACGAGTGGTGATCTTTATCTTAATAGATCATCTACTCTGGTAACAGATAATGTTTGGACACCAGCCACTGTATCTACGCTAACATTAATGGAGATTGCAGGGTGATTAGTTTATCAAAAGCAATATTAGCAATAAATCCTAATGCTTCAGTTGTTATTAGAAATGAAGATGTTAAAAATATTGAATGGCAAAATAAAACAACACCCATAGCTGAAGCAGATATTCTTGCTAAACAAAAAGAATTACAAAATGTTTACGACAATAATAAATATCAAAGAGACAGACAAGAAGCCTATCCATCTATAGAAGATCAATTAGATGATTTATATCACAATGGACTTGATGGTTGGAAAAAAACAATAAAAGCAGTAAAAGATAAATATCCGAAAGGTTAAAATATGCCATACATAGGAGTCAGTCCACAATTTGGAGTTAGAAGAAAGCACACTTATACTGCCACGGCTGGGCAGACTAGTTTTAGTGGTGCAGGATCAGAAGGTGCAACATTAAGTTATACAGATAGTAACTTTGTTGACGTATATCAAAATGGTGTAAAGTTAGGTGATGCCGACTATACATCTACAAGTGGTACAGCCATTGTTTTAGTTCAAGGAGCTTCTGTTAGTGATCTGGTAGAAATAATAGTTTTTGATGCTTTTAGTGCAGCAGACACTGTAAGTAAAGCAGATGGTGGACAGTTTGATGGCAATGTTACATTTGCAGGTGAAATAATAACATCTACAAGTGGAACATCTAACACAAGAATAGGTGAAAACGCAGGAGATGCCATAGCTAGTGATGGTAATTATAATGTGTTGATTGGAGATGAAGCAGGAACTGCACTTACTACTGGTGATAATAACGTAGCAGTAGGTTTTGAAGCACTTAAAACAGAAGATGCACATGGGAACAATGTAGCAGTTGGATATCAAGCATTAAGACTTCAAGATGGAGGAGATAATAATTATAATGTAGCAGTTGGAAGTGAGGCAGGAAAAGCAGTAACAACAGGTGCAGCCAATACACTTATCGGAGGTCAGGCAGGAGATGCCCTAACAACAGGTGGATTAAATGTTGCTGTTGGATATCAGGCACTTAGTACAGAAGATGCTCATGGATATAATACTGCTGTAGGATATCAGTCTTTAAAAACATTAGATGCAGGAGCAAATGGTAATAACGTAGCAGTTGGATATTTAGCAGGAACTGCTATGACAACAGGTGTTCAAAATACCATAGTTGGTGCTCAATCAGGAGATGCATTAACTGATGCTGATTATAATGTTGCTATTGGCATGGAAGCTCTTGGTACTGATACACTAGGCAGTGCAAGTGTTGCTATTGGAAAAGGAACATTAAAAAATCAAAATTTTTCAAGTGCAACTACTAATTATAATGTGGCGATAGGCTATGAAGCAGGTAATGATATTACAACTGGAATTAGAAATGTGTTGATTGGAGGATTAGCAGGGGATGCTTTGACTGATGCAGATTATAATATTGCAATAGGTTTGAGTGCATTAACAGCAGATACACTAGGCGTAGGTTCAGTTGCAATAGGATATAAATCATTATCACTTCAAAATTTTACATCACAAACAACAAGTGGAAATACAGCAGTTGGATATTATGCAGGATTCAGTCTTTCAACAGGTATTAGTAATACTTTTATAGGAAGTCAAGCAGGATATAGCTCTACTGATACAGATTATAATACTGCTATTGGTGATAGAGCATTGTATAGTAATACTAGAGCAGACCATAATGTTGCTATTGGATACGCTGCTTTATACACCTTGAATAAAACAGATGGTGATGATACTAGAAATGTAGCAGTAGGAAATGATGCAGGATATGCTACCACAACAGGCTATGAAAATGTGTTTGTTGGTAGAAGAGCAGGAGCTACTCACACTGAAGGCTATAGAAATACTATAATAGGAGCACAAGCAGGTGATGCTATAACAACTGGTGCTCACAATATTCTGATTGGATATCAAGCAGGAGCATACTCAGGGCAAACAAATGTAGTAACTGGTGGTCAAAATATATTAATTGGTAATTATGCTAGACCTAGTGCAACAAATCAAGCGTATGAAACCATTATAGGTTATAATGTTCAGGGTCAAGGAAGCCAAACATTTACATTTGGTCAAGGTTCAACAGATACTAGTATATCATTTGGAGGAACATCTTGGTCTGCACCATCGGATGAAAGATTAAAAGAAGATATTAAAGATGAAACTATAGGTCTTGCATTTATTAATGAGCTTAGACCTGTAACTTTCCAATGGAAAAAAGCAAACGACATTCCAAAAGATATGGATGGTTACGACAAAGATTCTGATGATAGACTTATGAATGGTAAGTATAATCATGGTTTTATTGCTCAAGAAGTTAAAGCAGTTATAGATAAATATGATATAAAAAACGGATGTAATCTGTGGGCAGAATCAGAGGGTGACAAAAAACAAAGAATAGCAGAAGGTGAGCTTATACCATTCTTAGTAAAGGCAATACAAGAATTATCAGCCGAAGTAACCGCACTTAAAACAGAAAACGCAACACAAGCGACACAGATCGCTGATTTAATTAGCAGAGTTACAGCATTGGAGAAAGGGTAGAAAATGTCAAGATCAGCAGAAGAAATAGCACAAGCACATAAGGCTTGTTTAGATGGTGCAAATACAATTAATGTTGTAATTGCTACTCATGCAAAAGGTAATAATTTAGATAAAGACTCATATGGTAATGAAATTATACCTTTTGGATATAACATGACACATGATGAAAAGAAAGATAGAGTAAGACGTAGTGTTGGATATCTCAAGTATCAGAAAGCATTAACCGATTGGGATAAAGAAGATTTTACAGTCATAGACAAAGCTATAAAAGACGCAGATACATTTACAGGAGACTAATGTGACCAAAGCGGCAGAATTAGCAAAGATGGGTGAAGTCCTAACCAATAGTCAGATTGGTGGGCGAAGGAATATGTTTATCAATGGTAGTATGCAAGTGGCAGAAAGAGGCACTTCCTTGGCAATGGCACATGATGGTTTAACTGGTCAATAT